CAGTTGTCAAGGTCCGCGCCGCCGCAGCGGCGTTCCCGCCACGGCTGACGCGCAGGTCAGCCATCGCGTGCTCCGATCAGGCGCCGGAGGTGCAGTCGATGGTGATGGCACCGGCCGCCACGGTGGCACTATCGCCGATGCCGACCACCTTGGTCTGGTCGGTGAGTGGTCCCTGCACGCGGCGCGTGCCGGCGCCCGAGACGGTGTTGTACAGCGCCCAGCTCCGCAGCGTGCCCCAGGCGGTGCCCGCGCAGGGGCCGAACGAGCACGAGGCCGAGTTGGTGGAGCGCACCGCGCCCACGGCCGTGGTCGCGGCGGCGGCGAAGGTGATGGCCTGGCGCGAGTAGCCGCCGCCGGCGGTGTGGGCAGTCTGGCACTCGGTAAAACCCGTGGCCGAGGCCCCCGTCGGCGCCGCGTCGGTGCCCAGCGCCAGATAGAGTGGGGCGGCCACGTAGGTGTGCTGCGTGGTGCCCAGGATATGGTCCATGATCTGGACGCTGAAGGTGTCCTGCAGACCTGATGCCATGCTTCTACTCCTTTACTAGCGCCGCCAGGCAGTCGGGCAGCTTGCTTCCGAACGTGTCGGGGACGGACGGCGTGGGACAGAAGCTCTTGTCCTCGGGGTCCCAGGCGTCGGTGATCACGAACTCTGTCTCGTACGAGTCCAGATGCTTCACTTCGAAGAGGTCGCTCATGCGGCACCAGCCGGCGCGGTAGCGTTCGGCGGCCAGGAAGATGGCGCTTGAGAGCTTGTGCTCGTAGACGCGGAAGGCGCCCTCCAGCAGTTGCGTGCTGAGTAGCATGCAGCCGAGCTCGGTGTAGTAGAACTCATCGCCGCGCATGCCGCTCGCCTCGGCCGCCGACTTGTGCAGCGGGTAGTCGTGCGTGACGAGGTGCACGTGGGCGAAGGAGGCGATGTCGAGCATCTTGTCGAGCGCCTCGGGCGCCGGCACGTTGTCGGCCTCGACCGACCATATCCAGGTGGCGCCGTCCTTCAACGCGCGCTCGAGGATCAGCTCCCAGCAGCGTTTGAAGGTGGTCTGCTCGAGCGGCTTGTCCAGCCAGGGCTGGATGTGGATGGAGGGGATGCCCATGCCCTGCAGCACGGCCAGGTAGGGCGTGCCGGGGAACGCCTCGGTGCGCGGCGTGTTGTCGACGCAGAACGCCTGCCAGTTGGTGTAGGTCTGCGCCTTGAGGCCCTCCCACCACTCTTTGAGCACCGGCTCCTTACCGGCGTAGGTGGGGCAGCTCACCTGCACCAGCGGGTTCTGCGCGTAGCCGATGGCGGGCGGGCTCTTCCAGGGCGGCGGCTTCTTCTTGCGGGCCACTAGGCGGTCTCCTCCTTCTCGTCGCTGACGGGATGCTCGGTCTCCTCGATGCCGACGATGTGGCCGCCGGCGTCGTAGAGGATGCGCTTCTCGCGCTTGACGCGGTCGGGCGCGGCGAACTGGCGGTAGTCGTGACCCTTGACGTTGACGGCCGCCGGCGTGACGTGCATGGCGCCGCGCTGGATGGTGGTCGTGGCGTCGACGGTGATCTGCGGCGGGTTGAGCGTGGTGCGCGCGTCGACGTTGATGACCGGCGCGGGCTCGGGTTCCTCGTCGGAGGGTTCCGATTCCGAGACCCACTGCACCGACTCGAGCACCTCGTCGCCGTCCTCCATCGGGTCCATCTCTTCGAGGGCGCGTATCTCGTTGCGCGTCATCCACTGGCCGAGTTGCGCGGCGGCGTAGAAGTTGGTGCGCTCGGCGGGGTCCATGCGCAGCAGCGCGTTGGTGTTGAACTTCACGTAGGCCGGTCGCGGCAACAGCGAGGAGAGCGCGTCCTCGAGGCGCGTGATGCGCGGCAGCAGGCCGGTGAGGTACCACATCCGCAACCGCATGTGCAATCCTGACACGTAACCCTTGGCGCCCTCCATGCCGGAGCCTGCCACGAACTCCGGCGGGCAGCCGAACAGGTTGGCGATCTCGGTCGCGGTGTAGCTGCGGCTGGCCAGGAACTGCGCCTCTTCGGGGTTGACGGAGAGCGGCTTCCAGGCGGCGCCGCCCGACAGGATGCCGATGGCGTGGCTCTTGGAGATGCCGCCGTGCTTCTTGGTGAACGACTCCTTGAGGCGGTCGGCCTGCTCCTTGGTGAGGTTGGAGGGCGTCTCGATGACGCCCGAGAGCGTGGCCCCGGAGCCGAAGAACTGCGCCCCGAACTGTTCGGCGGCCAGACCGATGCCGATCGTCTGCTGCGCGCACTTGATGGGCGAGAGGCCGCGCAGTTCGCCGGGCAGCGTCAGGGCGCGCAGGTGGAGCACCTCGCGGCTGGAGAGCGCCTCGCGGCCGCTGCGCAGGTTGACCATGTAGATGACCTCGGCGCGGCCGTTCAGCTCCTCGACGCGCACCTCGACGGCGGTCGGCGCCAGGATGGAGAGCCCGGCCAGGCGGCCCAGCGCGTCGATGGTCTTCATCCAGAAGCAGTTGCCGTCGAGGTCGAGCGACGCCTGGCTCATGGCGATGAACTCGGCCTGCGTCTGCAGCGGGTTGGGCTCGCGCAGCCAGGCGGGCTCGGTGTAGGGCACGCGCACCTCGCCGCGCTTGGCGAAGGTGTCGATGGGCAGGCTGGCGATCGTCTCGCTGTTCAGGGAGACGCACTTGTAGACGGCGGGCAGGTTGACGGCCGTGGTCTCGTCCACGGTCACGCCGGAGTAGAGCGGCATGCGCTTGAGGTCTTCGAAGGCCAGCCAGTTACCGGCGCGCTCCTCCAGTTCGGCCCTCTTCTTGGCGGACGGCGAGAAGGGCCACATCAGATGTCTGCGCTTGTTTCCGTGGTGGCCTCCTAGTCCTCGAAGGATATGAACTGTGCCTCGGCAGTACTGTTGGCCATCGCGCGCTCCAGTGCCGTGATGCAGGCGGCGATGCCGTCGATCTTCTCCGTGCTCTTGTTCTTGCTCGGCTTCTTGGAGCCGTCGTTGCGCTCCTCGAGCACCACGTTGTCAGCCATCCAGCGCAGCACGGGGTGACCGCCGTGGTTTATCTGCCGGTTGATGACCAGCACCTCGAAACGCTCGCAGGGCGCCGTGAGCGTCACCGCGCCCTGGCGTACCGGGACGACGTTCATGGCATGGTCCCCCAGGCGTTGGACGAGCTCGGTCGCGTGCCACGGGTCGTAACCCAGCTCGACGACCTCGAAGCTGTCGGCCAGGCGCGTTATCTCGCTCTCCACCTCGCCGTAGTCGAGCACGTCGCCGTCGGTGACGGTCAGAAACCCGGCGCGCTCCCACGCCTCCAGCGTGGGGCGCATATCGGCGCGGCGCTCGACGGCCCTGCGCGGCAGCCAGAAGCGCATCACCACGTCGTAGCCCTCGCCCTCCTCCCAGGGGAAGAGCAGCGCCAGCGCCGTGAAGTCCGAGGTCGACGAGAGGTCGAGCCCGGCGTAGCAGACGCGGCCCGCCAGCGTGGCCTCGTTGACGATGCCGCCGCAGGCGTCCCAGACGCCGTAGCCGAACCAGCGCGACTCCGAACTCGTCCACTGGCTCAGATAGAGCCGCCGCACGGTGTTCTCCATCGCGGGCCGCAGTTTGGCCTGCGCCACGGCCACGCGCAACTCGTCGATCTTGCGGAAGTCACCGCCGCCGTAGCCCTCGAGGCCGGGGTTGGCCAGATACCACAAGCTTTCGTCCGTCCAGTCCGCGTCCTCGGGCAGCGAGCGGATGTAGGCGAAGAACGTCGGGTCGTCCTCGACGACTCCTGTCAAGAGTTGCTCTGCCGTATGATGAAGCTCCCAACAGATGCTCTGACGGTCGAACCCGGCTGTCGTGATAGCGAACACCAGCGGCTGCGTGCGTGCACCCTGTGAGGTAGTTAACACGTCCCAGAGGTTTCTGTTGGGCTGTGCGTGTACTTCGTCGAAGATAACGGCGTGGGCGTTGTAGCCGTGCCGTCCTGCCACCTTCCCCGGTAGAACCTGATAATAGGAACCAGTCGAAGGAACTACAATCCGCTTGCGCGAGTCAACGATGGTGCAGAGTTCCGAGAGGTAGGGCGAACGCTCTACCATCTTGGCAGCGGCATCGTAGACGATTGCGGCCTGCGCACGGTCACAGGCGGCACCGTAGACCTGTGCGCCTTCCTCACCATCTGCGATGAGGCAATAAAGCGCGATAGCTGCGGCAAGCTGGCTCTTGCCGTTCTTGCGCCCCAGTTCGACGTACGCCGTGCGGTATTGCCGCGTGCGGTCGGCGTTGAGCGTGCCGAACAGCGGCCGGATGATATCGTCCCGCTGCCAGTCGGCGAGGATGAACGGCCTGCCCGCCCACGGGTCGGTCGTGTGGACGAGTAGTTCCTCGATAAAACGGACGACGCGGTTAGCTCTGGCCTCGTCTATGGGCCGCTTCGGCTTTGGCCTCCGAGAGGATGTCAATGAGAGGGTTGGTGACAACGGGCTTCTCCACATCGATACGGCTGCGGGCGGCGGCACCGATACCGAGCTCGGCGCCCCATTTCTTGAGGTCGTCTACGGCGCGATTGCGCAGCGCGACCTCAGGACGAACCTGGACATAACAACCGTACGGATCGCCATCCTTGTCCCGCTTCTGGTACTCGTTCGTATCGCCATACTTGCGAAGATAGTCGGTGTATCGAAGCAGGCGCGAGTAGGCATCGCAGTAGCAGGCGAGGACGTCCGCGTCGACCTCAGTCAGAACGCCCATGACCCTAAGCGTGTCGGCTAGGCGCTGCCATTTACGCTTGGCTCGATAGTCAAGCCAAGCCGGCACCGGGAGTACGACCAATGGTGGCTTAGGTTCGCCGGCTGCGCGTGCTATCTGCTCTTTGGTGAGATGACTTCTGCCACCCTCAAGCGCCTTGAGTGCCGTTGGCTTCGGTGGACGTCCTGGAGGCATAACCCCTCATCTTCATTTTCGGAAAAAAAACGCGCGCTA